GTTCCGATTAGTTCCCGACACGATAGGCGCGGATAGGTGAGAGTCACTCTCTCACTTATCCACTAGGGTAACCGCCCTAAACACCGACTAGAGAGAGGGTAAATCATGGCTCACAGAGTCGTGAAAGTACGCAAAGCATGGAAACGGCAGACACCTAAAGTGGCGTTCCCCGTAACCATACGCAAGCCTAACGGGGAAACTTTCATAGTTGCCCCTACTCGCCAGCGAGTCGCAAAGCGCAAGCCAGCGAGCAAGCGCAAGGCGAAAGCAACCAGCACAACACGCCCCGTATCGGCACAAGATACGCGAGCGATAGCACTAGCAGAACGCCAGCAAGCGTTCAGAGAGTCGCAGAAGCGACTTGAACGAGAAATGCTAGGCTCATACAATTAGAGGATAGTCGCGCACACCTAACGGGTGCGAGGGTTCATGACCCTAGCGCGACACGCGATAGCAACAAGGCTACGCACTAGGTTAGAGAGTAATCTAATGAGCAAAGTTGAAAGCATGTATGCCATTATGAACCGACTCTCTGATGAGTCTGTGAAAGCCATAGCATTATGGCTCGCTGACTATAATCAGAGGGAAGGCAAGTAATGTACGCACAAGATACTAAACTCAAGACCTACAATGTGAAAGTTGTAGTTCATTACGAGTATGAAGTTGAAGTTGAGAACGAAGCCGAAGCCGAAGAACAGGGTTGGGCTTACGAAGATTACGCCTACAATGGCGAAGTTTATTCCATCAAGGTTGAAGAACTAGAAAGCGAGGACGAAGATGAGTCCGAAGATTAGTCCTGACGACTTGATACTAGTGCTAACCCCTAGCGAGTTAGACACAATGAGAACCGCTCTACGCAACGAGCAAGAACGCTACGAGCGACAAGGCTTCAACGGCTTGAAAGTGGCGGTGGCTAACTTGCGCGACAAGATTAGCAACGCTATGATAGACAACGCCTACAACAAAGTAGGCGCAACGAAAGGATAGGCACATGCCTAACGAGAACGATGACAACGAGTTGATAGAGTGTATCCAATGCTCTATCGGTTATGAGTCTGATGAACTCTACTCCACTAGTGTGGGCGAAAGAATATGCTCTGACTGTATGCGTACTTGCGAGCATTGTGAGTGGCTAGGTCATGACGGACACGAGTGGCACAATGTTAGTGATGAACTATGGTGCGCTGGTTGTTGGGAGAACGACTCGGTTTATTGTAATCGGTGCGAATACACCTACGATAGCGACCGAGTATCCTCTAGTCACATCAACGGCGTAGATGAACGCTGGTGCGAGTATTGCTACTCCGACAATGCTGAGTATTGTGAGGACTGTGACGAGTATTACGCAGACGACGACTCATGTCCAAGTTGTAGTAATTCTAGTAATTCAACTCGCATGATACACCAATACTCATACAAGCCTAACCCTGTATTTCATGGTCATACACACAACGACCTATACATGGGCTTTGAGTTAGAGATGTCCTTCGGTAGAATTAGCACAGAGGGCTTCAATGAAGCGGCTAGTAAGGTATTACCGCTACAACAAAGTAATGTGTGCTACCTAAAGTCTGATGCCTCTATTGAGGACGCGGGCTTTGAGTTAGTCACGCACCCTCACACGCTCGGTGCTTACGAGCAAGCCACACCACTATGGAATTACATAGAGGACATGCGAGCCAATTACAATGCTCGCTCGTGGGATACCGACTCATGTGGGCTTCATGTCCATGTGTCGCGTAGTGCGTTCAAGTCGGGTGCTCATACTCATAGGTTCTTGACCCTGATATACAAGAACCCTAAGGAGATGATGAAGCTCGCAGGGCGCAAGAACTCACGCTACGCACAATTCTCTGATGTGTATCAACCTGATGAGTGGGGTATCCCACGCTTCAACTTACGCAACAAGATACACGGAAAGCATTACACCGAGCGATACTCTGCGGTCAATACGCAGAACGACTACACCCTAGAACTTAGGTTCTTTAGGGGTACAATGGCTCGTGCTGGTATCATGTCGGCGCTTGAACTAACTCACGCTGCCACAGAATACACACGCAACCTATCACTTGCTGATGTCAAGTTGGGTATGCTACAATGGGAGTGGTTTGCTAGTTGGGTAGAGGCTAACAATGGTATCTATCCTAACTTGTATATCAAGATGAGCAAGATACAGAAGGTTTCTCTCGAGAACCGAGAGATACTAAACGCATAGAGAGGAGAGTCACTTATGTGTTTATTGGTAGTATGTAAGCCTAACTCTACACCTAGTAGAGATGACTTACACAACGGCGCATGCTCTAACCCTCACGGGTATGGGTTTGCTATCGTTGCTGACGGCAGAATTATTACCGAGCGTAGTATGTCTGCCAAGAAATCTATCCGTAGGTTTCTACAATTACGCGAGCAATACCCTAACGGCTATGCCATGTGGCATGCTAGGTACGCTACGCATGGTGTCAAGAACGAGCAGAATTGCCACCCGTTCCAAGTCGGTGACGACCCACAGACTTATCTCGCCCACAATGGTGTGCTAGATACCTTTATCGCAGACGGCGACAAGCGTAGCGATACGCGTGTATTCGCAGAAGATACCCTGCCTAAACTCGGCGGTGTGTCTGCTCTCAATGATGAGAATATCTATCGCATGATAGAGTCATGGGCTACGGGTAGTAAGATAGCGGTGCTATCTGTGAACCCTCTCGCTGAGTATCAACTCTATCTCATCAACGAGAAGTTAGGTACATGGGACGATGACGGCGTGTGGTGGTCTAACTCTAGTTACAAGCGGACGACCTACACCTACACCCCTAGTGTCAAGCAGTCCGACTCTGTAATCATGGGCTATGCTGATGATGAGAAAGAATTTTGGGAGAAGCAAGAAGACTATCTCAACAGGTACGAGGACGGCGGTGTGATAGACTTATGCCCTATGTGTGAGGCTATGATAGACTTAGAACAGTCGCCCGAGTCTTGTGAGTTCTGTGCTTCATGTCTGTATTGCTTCCAGCTACCACTAGACTGTGACTGCTATGACCCCAAGCAGAAAGCCCACTCTCGTGGGTTTGAGTTTGACAACGAGTGGAAGCCCGCTCGTCAGTATGACTCCATGTTAGTTTGACTAGGCGCATGACTCTCGGGTAGGGTAGTGCCGCCTACCGCGCAACACGGCACATAGATTTCCATAGGTAAGGTGCCTATGGATTATACCCTGAAAGGAACCAACTAAAATGGGAACAACCCCATCAACTAAGTCCCAATTATGGGACATCGCTGACTCTCTACGCACCCTTGCGTTAGAGATAGACCTTGTAACTACTGTCGAGAGAAATCTTGACAATGATTACTATGCCTATGGTACTATCGTCAAGGCTAAGCCCGTACAGACTCGCTTCAAACCCAAGTCTATGTGGGTATCGTTAGGTGACGGCACATACAAGCACCTAACAGGTAAGAAGGGACTCGTTACCACGCATGAGCGACTCAAAGACTATGTCGATGTCGTATTCGAAGCGTAAAGAAACAGAAAGTAAAATTGCCGTAGCCGAGCCACTAGCAGGTATGCTGGTGGCAGGTTACATGGTATTGGTATTCACATCAGACATGAAGAAACCCCCTGTTATGTATGGTATGTTCACCGATTTAGACAAAGCCCTTGACTGGGCCGAGTTGCTAACGGGTGTTGTATCAGTACACCCACTTTATAATCCTACTCATAATCGAGGTTGACTTGATAGGTCTTTGCTCTACTCACCCTAACCCTGACATGTGGTTCCCTGAGGAACAACAGTCACGGGGTAGACCAAGCCGTGCTAATCACGAGCGTATGGTCACGCATGCGTTGACCGCTATTAGTATCTGTCAGTCCTGCCCTACCCGTGCTGAGTGCCTAACAGAAGGCATGAAGCCTGAGAATATCGAACATGGTATATGGGGTGGCATGCTTGCTGGCGAGAGAATTCTACTCGCCCGTGTTAGCAGGTCAGGGACGACACGAGAACAAGCGATTACCTTCGCAGAAGGAGTGAGGGCATGGCAAAGTATTTCGTAAGATTACTAGCAGTAACAATAGTTACGCTAGTCTTTACAGTTCTAGTAATAGAACCGCTTTCATCACCGCACAAGTATGGAGATACCAAGCGGGAATGGACACCACAAGATAGCAAGGCATACGCCTACGATAAGCTAGGTTTGTGGAGAGATAAACAGATGTCTTGCCTTAGTATGTTGTGGGGTAAGGAATCGGCATGGAACCCGAAAGCATATAATAAAATAAAGGTTCAGGGTAGAAATGCCGGCGGTATCCCACAGATACTAGGGCTTGACCCTAAATTACCAGCGACCAAACAGATTGAACGGGGACTGGACTACATCTATTATAGATACCATACGCCATGCCGAGCATGGCAACACTTCAGACAGAAAGGTTGGTACTAACTATGTTGCTCAAGGATACTTACATAGTATTGTGTGACTCATGTGGTAAACCAATCGATGGTGAGGTTATACTTGTTCCGTCTAGTAAAGGCATATCTACTGATTGGGTATATCATTCAACGCCAACAGAATGTGCTAACGCAGACGAACTGAGAATGGATTGGAGGAGAGATGCGAAAAGAAAAAAATCCAAAACACATAACAGAACTAGAGCCTGACTACACAGAGTCAATGGACATTCGTGGTATACCAACTACGATATGCCCGTGCGGTTCTATGGTATGGGATGTAAAGACAATCTTTGACTCAGATACAGGTGAAGTAGACATGTACTTCCTAGATATGGAGTGCTCTGTCTGTGGCACGCTAGCCACCGCACCAACACCTGAGGATTTCGAGGTACAAGATGCCGACTTATGAATACAGATGCGGTAAGTGTGACTCGCTTACTGTACTTTCCCGTAGCGTAGACGAGCGAGACGAACCTGTCTCGTGTGTCTGTGGCTTTGAGTCAACAAGAATATACAACGCTCCCGGTATCCAATTCAAGGGTACTGGATTCTACAAGACTGGAGGATAGGGTGATAACCCACGAACTAAATGCTGAGGAAGTCAGCAATCTAATCAAGGCTCACTTATGTGAGGACCTAGATATCATAAATGCAAATATATTGGAAGGTTATACTTTCATTCGCAGCCATAAAGAAAAGTTCTTTGGCATGGTAAAAGTATTTCCTGTTGGAGAAATTGTAATTACTGAAATGGAAAATGACATGGTTGCTACTGCAGCTTCAGGCGTGCCGGGAGATGACTATAGTTCCTTGTTCATAGCAGTAACACCTGAAGGTGTATTCCAATTCAATCTATCTCTATTGAGATTAGATTTCCAAGCATACACTAATCAGGATAAAGCAGAGTCATTCAACGCAGCAGACTTAGATATATCTAATGGAGTCCAAATCCTAGAATGGTATCCTGATTTTGCTAGTGAAGATGATTACATTGACGCACTCATGAGCGATGAGATTGGTGTATGGGAAGAAGGAGACGAGTGGTAAAAGACTTATTAAAAGTAATGAAGGTTGCTGCCTTTACAGCAGCAGCCTTCGTCACTTTCATTCTGACTCTTGTGATTCTTCTTGAGTTATTTCTTCCTTAGGTTGAGTATCAACATCTTGGAATGGCTTACGCCCACCAAGCTTATTAACGAGGCGCATTATTGCCCGCTTATGTCTCATGCGGGCAGCGTCCTCACTACCAAGAGATAGATAGTTGGCTATCTCCTTGAAGTCTAGTGACTCAGCATGTCTAAAGAACAGAAGCTTTCTATCCTCCTTGGAAAGTTTCCAATATGCTGAGTCAACTTCAAGTAGCAACACCTGAATATTACCGCCCTCTGCCGGTGCAGATGGGCGAGATGTACCACTTAAGTTTAACTTCGGAGCAATATGGAAGTTGCCCATCAACACAGTAGGCAATAGAACTTCCACTAATCCTGGCTCATAATAATATAAATCATCCACATCATAGCCCACAGTCTTAGCCTTCCAGCGTTGGCAATAGTCTAGTGCTTCGTTGCGTAGGCTACGATAGATTAAGTTCTTCGCATCCTTTTCACCGATTGCTTCCCATGTATCAAGCTTATTGGGGTGCTCAATGAACCACTTGTATAGCGCTTGCTTGATGTCTTCGTACTCACAAATATCAAACTTCCTGTGGTACTCAGAGGCTACTGCCTCAACAACATAATCCCAACGCTCTATTCTATCCCAGTTCATGGCTTGTCGTTCTTCCACTTTCTCGTTCCAGTTAACAAATCTTCTACAGTAATTAGATAACCCTTAGACTTATTAGGTGGTATCTCGCATGAGATTTCCCTACCTAATTGCTCGACAGTTTTCTTAAGGATATGGGTTGGGACTATGAAGGTTGACTGCTCAAGGACGAACGCCCAATAAGCAGCCTCAGTCACAGATAAACCTGATGGCTCCCATGAACCTGACTTCATATACCAACACTCAGTTTCAATGTAGATGTTGTTGGTAATCCACCACTTCCTGTCGCGCTTTACTTCTACAGTACGCCCACCAGTAAGCAACTCTTCAACAAGTTGTTCACCCTTGCGACCATAGCCAAAGTCTATATCGAACGAGGAGTTCTTTGCCATTAGTCTAATTCCTTCTTAATAACTTGAATAGTTATACAGGGGTAGCCATCACCACAATGACCACATTCATCTGGGTCATCATCAAATGGTTTATGTAGGTGCACAACAGCTAATAGTGCGTTGCTGTTTTTTGCGTGCCCTTCTATACCGCAGTTGTTTTTCAGCCTGCGAAATCTCATCGGCTTCACTTATCCCACTTATCTCTCAGCACTAGTAGTGCAATGATGGCGTAGTTAGCTAAGTCCTTGAAAGAATCCTCAATGGATTCATACATAGGGTCGCTATGTCTATCAACTAAGTTATTGATACGAGCAACCTTGTCATGGATACGAACACGCAATCCATTGAGCGCACCACCCGGCGCATCAGCAATATTCTTGGGCCCATAATCCTTGTGCTTCTTTAGCAGGACAGACATGAGTTCATCATATACAATCCTTACATCATCTTCGAACTGGGTGGGATACGATATGCGTGCTTCCTTGTCAACAGGGGTACGCTTAGTGTTACTGTCAGGGTATCCTCTTCGGACTTGGTCTGCGTAACGTGATAGCCCATCCCAACTAGGTGTTCTATAATCTGCCATACTTCCTCACTCTCCAGCCTTGAATAGTTTTCTGACTTCCCCATCAAAATCTTCCATCACACTTTCTACTATGATATCCTCAACAGTCTCACCGATAATCTCAGGGTTAGTTTCTGCTGTGAATAAAGTTATGTACGCTGATTGTAGTATCTCTGATATATATTCTTCATCATCTCTGTTGTCAAAGAGTGCACGAAGCAAAGAACCAATCATCAACTTATACCCACCCGGGAGTATCAACGCAGGGTCGAACTGCTCATCGTCCTCAAGCATATGGTCAACAGCTTCGAAAGCATTGTTGAATTTGTACCCACACTCAGGACAACTAGGTAGTTCGTTCTTCTTGAAGTCAAACATTTAGTAGTCCCGCTTTCTGGAGTATTGCATTCGCCCCGTTGCTCGTATAAAATGAGTTAGCGTCTTCTCCGTCGGGGAATTGGACGACAGTAACAGGGAGTTCTCGGGCAAGACTATTAGCGAATTCTTTTCCTGGTTGGTCTCCGTCTGCAAAGACAAAGACTCTTTCGAAATCGGCAAGGAGTCTCGTGTAATGTTTCTTCCAACTATTAGCACCCGGTACACCAACACAAGGAATACCGACACAAGAACTAAGAGTAAGGGTATCCAACTCACCCTCACAAATGCCAATGAAATCACCAGCACGCTCAATGTCAAGAACATTATACATCTTTGTGTCCGCCCCAGTAAGGCCCATGTACTTCGGCTCCACCGCAGGATTGAGACTGCGGAATCGTAAGTCAACAACACCGGTTTTAGTAACATACGGTATGCTAAGTCTGCCAGTATATATCTCATGTCCCACCTCAGCCTCGACGACTACGCCTAATCGCGCCAGCCGTGCTGTTTCTATTGGAATACCCCTGCTTTTTAGGTAAGCTTCTGCCTGATAAATGTTTTCCTGGTACCTTGCTGTAGCCTTCTCCAACAATTCTTTCTGCGAATTCTTTTGCATCTCTTACTGTAATCCCTTCTTGCTGAGCAATGATTTGCAAACTATTTCCTTGAACTCCGCATGCAAAACAGATGAAGATATTGCTGTCCAAGTTTGCGGTACCTGATTGGTGCGTATCACCGTGGAATGGACATCGGAGATTGACTTGCCCGTGTGTTCGTCCAAGCTTCGCGCCGTAGTGGACAAGCACATCTCTAATACTTGGGAGGTCATTCATATCTCTCTCTCATCCATTGTTCTAAATCCTGTATAACCCATGACTTCTCTATGCCATGATTGCGTCGCTTCACTATGACGAAGGCTGGAGGTATGGTCGCCAATCCCCTAGCCTTCGCATAGTTCTTTGCCTCAACCTGCGCTTCGTCCCAAAAGGCAGGCAAGTCAAGTTTCTTTCTATTCTTCAACTCCATAATGTATGTCTTGCCTTGCAAGAATACATACAAATCACCCTCATCTTTGGCGCCAGCTTTAGTGAGACGCTCTGCTACTGCTTCGTGTTCACGAAACCATCGCATCACATCAGTCTCATACTGTGCACCTTTGCGACCATTAGGGTTAGCCATTAGTATGCGCTCTTATCTTTCTCTAGTATTCGTATTGCCCAGTCGAGTCCGTCTTGTACGCCTTGCGTATAAGCGTCCTTAGCTGGCGGTTTGGCATCATTAATCTTCTGTATGCACTTGGCAATATGTCTGAGATATTCAGACTGTGCCATTTCTTTTGCATGAATTTCAAGATAGTCATCATCCATTTTTCAATTCTCCTCTGACAATCCTAGCGCAAAACCTAAAGTTTCTTACATCAACCCAAGGTTGAATATCTATATTGTTTTTGAGGTAGTCTTCAATCTCTTGCGCTATCTGTTCACGCAATTCTTGTTCACCCATTATACATTCTCCGGTATGTCATCAACGAACATATACTCAGGGTTGAAAGCAATCCACGTCATCAATCCTCCGCCAGCATCGGCTCGACCATAGCGATTCTTGACAGGCGCGACGCCCATGCTTGTTCCAACAACACCGAGTGTGCATATAAGTGCAGGTAGCTGTGCAACCTTACCCTGTATGGCACTACGCGGTTGACAAGGGGTGCCACTAACAGCTTCGCTAGTGTGATGTAGAACCAACACTGCAGCATTCGTAGCGCGAGCAAGATACTTCAACTCCTTCATGATAGCTCGCATTGAAGCGAACTCTTCGCCACCATCGGTGGCAACATCCATCAAGTTATCTACCACAATCAGTTGTGGTGGGCATCCCCATAGTTCTTCGAAGGCTTGTACTTCTTCGTCAATATCCTGTAGAGATGGTGCTGATTCAAATGACCATACAATGTGGCTACCTTTAGCCAGCACTGCACGAGTCCAACCCAAATCAGTATTCAGTAATTGTTCAACATCACCTTGATTCTTACCTGAAATCATAGATGCTAGGCGCATAGCCATAGTGTGTGCGTTAGTGTCAGCGCTAATGTATAGCGTGGGAACTTTCATCTTTAGCGCAAGAGCAAGGGCAAGTGTCGACTTACCTACTCCCGGCGCTGCTGCGAACATCGACACTTCACTTCGCCTGAGGACAATCTTGTTCGACTCAAACGCCTTGAAGCACGACGGTAGCGGTTCCCCACCGATACTTGGGCGACCAACGCTTCTGACAAGTGTACGCAATTTCGATTCCTTTTAAAGAGAAGCCGTAGCCAATCCATTACAAACTGACTACGGCTCATTTGATATCCTTATTTAGTTGACTGGCTTGCATTGGTCAGGCGTTCCCTGTGGGGACGGACATGCCCAGAATGCATATGGCTTACCAGTATTCTTGCTAACTCCGCTACGCCAAATGCGTGCACCATGTTTACATGTGGGAGCTGCGGTACCTGACACTTCCGACACCGGGGTTGGCGGCGAGGAGACTGGAGGCGTGGTGTTTGTAGTGGAATTTGTAGTCGATAAAGGGGCTACATTGTACGCTGCTGCTAGCATCTTGTTTGTTGCAGCAATCTGCGTAGCGTAGTCACCTACACCTTCAAGCAGCACACTGAGTTCGTCCGCAGTGTTGGCACGGATGTTAATCATATCACCAGTACCAGTCTTATACGAGACTTGCAGTTTCCATTCTTCGTTCATTGCTTCTCTTTCTTCGAAGTAAACGGACAGAACTCCGTGAGTCCGCACCGATTACAGTTGTTTGTGTTTGGTAAGAATACACCAGCCTTACGGGCTTTGTCAAAGTTTTCAACGAAGTATGTAATCATATCTTCGTTGTACTTTGTTAGGTCAACCATAGTTCCAGTACCAGACTGACGAGCCATCCAGTAGTTACCATACTTGACATCAACATCAAATATCTTTTTCAGTCCTGCCTTATAGAATCCAAGCTGAAGGCTTGATTCAGGTGTGCGTTGTGAAGTCTTTAAGTCCACAACCACCAACTCACCATCGACTTCAAACACTCGGTCGATGACCATCTTGACAGGAACACCAGCAAACTCAGGTATGATACCTAGTTCAATCGCAGGAACGCCTTGAGGCGTTTTCCAAATCTTCCAATTGGTGTTAGTAGTACGCCAATCAATGTAACTCTGTACCCACTCGGGGCCTGCAGTTTGCCAGAACTCTGCGTCCTCTTTGTTAGGACGTTCCTTCGTAGCCCTGCCACCAACCCTAAGCGTTGAGAGGTCGACATCTTTCGTGTACTCATTCCAAGCCTCTTCCCATAATTTCTTACTCAACATGTTGCTTGTCCCATTCTTCGGTAGCCTTATGGAATGCTGAGCCACCTGCAGACCAGACTGCTGGCTGTTCAGGTATCTCAAGTAGTCGACCGAGATAGTAGAGATAACCACAGTCAATGTATGTAGTCAGTGCTGAGTACGATACATGTCCCGGGATTTTATAATCGTCAGTTAGGTATACTCCCATGGAGTCCTTTCATAAACTTGACATATAATAAATATATTATTATAATTATATTTATATATATTATATAAGACCCCTACGGGGTCTTTATATTATTTATATTATATAATATATATATTATACCTGACAGAGGGGAAGCTGTCAAGTATTAATCTACTTATCGGAAACACAAAAGACCCCCCTTCCTAGGGTGATTACCTTAGGTTGGGGGGTTTAGTGTCTTAAAACGGCCTTAGAAGGCGTTTAAAGGGTATTCTAGGGCTAGCGTGCGCCTCTGCCAAACTCTGATGCCGATGGGTCGAGCCACTTAAGGACAGGCCCGAGGAACCCTGCGAGGGCTGCAGCTCCGAGTGTCTTCCAGTTAGTCTCTCCTGCGAGGTAGAGTGCGATAGCAGCTGAGGCTGCAGCACGGAACCATGTCAGCGATACTTGCTTTAGTGCTTCCATTTATTTTGCCTTTCGTTTAGTATTGTGAACCTTACAGCAGGTGCACACTTCAGCCTTGACTGGAAGCGGTAGCTTCTTAGTCGGGACAGGCTGTAGCTTAGCCACTACAGTATTCACAATCTTAGGTTGATTCATCCACCAGAACCAAGGACTAGTGTCATTAGCGCTAGCATCATTAATAGAAATATGTAAATGCTTATTGTGAGGATTGCTACCACTGTAAGGTTTGGTTCCTTTGCTCTTAGACCAAATCTTACCTTTGAAGATAAGATACTTGACGCGAGCATCTTCTTTAAGTTTCTCAAATATTACCGCACAATCTACCCCATTAGCAGGGTCATGGGTCAAGTCAACAGCAAGCCCCGTGTTGTGGTCTGAATTCGGACTGGCTTTCTGATGAGCCAGCGATGGTAACAATCCGTCGGACAGTTTCTTGCGCTTCGGCCACAGTGCTGTCGCTTGACGAAGAACAGCAATAGCCGCAGGACTCGCGGCCTTCACTACAGGTTTCATTCATTTCCTCAATGCTTCCTTGACGAGTTCAGTTAGTAGTTCTACTTTTTCTTCAAGCGAGTTAACCTTATCCTTAAGACTGGAACCACCATTGGGTTTAAGTTCATAAAGGTAATGCTTGACGAGCCATCGCACTAGCGATGCGAAGCCTACAATAAGGGTTAATATGGATACGGCAAGAGCTGCCCAGTCAGCAGGTGTCATAGTTTATACTGTCCTAATGGTGATAGTTAGCATGCCTCCATAACCAGTGAAGCCTCTATCTGGTGGAGTCATACGAGTGAATGTGATTTGTTCAATGACGCATTGGCGTGACTCACCTGTGGTTAAGTCTTGCCATGTGACAACATCTCCATCTTCTTCAATGGTTTCAAGCTGACCAATCCTGTCAAGAGCCCGGCCCTCATAGCCGACCAAGACATTGTACTTGTCAGTCTCTACGTCGAAGCAGTAGACAGGGAATCTTATGACACGTTGGCGAGGCGTAGCAATGGTAGCCTTAGCCTGGTAGCCCTTGAAGATTGGGCCTTTAGTGTTGTCAGTTGCGTCCCTGTATAGAATAAACTTATATGCTAGGTATTCTTGCGAGCCAGTAGGCTGTGATGTAGTAACCTCAAC